CATTCCGTTAAACATTGCTTGCTTAGGATTGCGAGTTACAGCATTGTAATAGGCGCTGATATCATACTTATGACAAATAAATTCAGCATAAGCACGTTGTTGAATATTGTCGCCACTGACCTTCTTACCATATTCGTCTGTTAGGTTAGGGCCTATGTTTCCGTATTCAATATCAGGAGCAATAAAATTAGTGTGCCTTTTAAATGTTGTATGATAAAATCGTTGGAATAACCAATTGTAAACTTTATCAGCATCGTGCTGTTGCCATGGACGAGTCTTCCACATACGTACATGGTTGATGATATGCACTGTGGTATTATGTTCTTTAGCAAGACTACAAACCAAGTATGCCAATAAAGCACTGTCGGCGCCGCCACTAACACTGATGGCAACATCAGTCCAGTTATTGTTAAAGGGAATCTTTACCCCATCGATGTCGTGAAATAAATTATACATCCAAATACCTTATAAGCGGACTAACTCCAACTGGTTGTCCGTTACGCAATGCCAAATATACACTATTTGTTGGCGTCAAATCGAAATCGTTACACACCTTATAATATTTGTCGGCGTGCGTTTTCCAAAGATAATCGCTAGGAAAGTTTTTAATAAAGTGCAATCCTATCATAGCCAAGGCTCGATTATTCATTCTAAAGTCATTCATTATTGTAACACTATCGGCCTTAGCTTGTCTAGTCCAACGCAGGCCAATTCGATTCCAACCCAGTCCGAGTCCTTTGCTTAGACTAATCCCAACAGATGCAATAGATGGATGACAAAAATCAAATGTGATATCGCGACAGCAAGTAATCCAAGCCCCGTCGATATGTACAGGAATGTTTTTAGCTTTTGCTTCATAAAGTATTTCCTCCATATCTGGATGTGTAGCACCAATGCTGGGAAAAGGCATTGCTATGATTAATGGAATGTCTGAAATCAGCGAGCCCACATCTTTAACATACGCCAATCCTAATCTGTTATGATAACGGTAATCGTTACGTAATACTTGTATTGGACCTGTCATATAGAGATTGTCTATAAACTGTGTACACCCGTTGATTATGTCTACACGCTCAAAAGAGTCAATACCAGTAAGTTTGTTTAACGTAGAACCAAAAATCCAATCTTGAGCTTTTTGTTTAAAGTTAGTGTAAACACTATCAGTAATATCCTTATCTAGTTTGCCAGATAATACGTCTTGAATAGTTTTCTCAATGCGAGTGTCGCTCAATGGACTAGGTCGGTCCACTTCTAAATGATTGGCAGAATACTCCAGGGCAACTTTTGTTTGTTCCATGAAATATTTATATGCTACTATTACTAGGTAAATATTTCATGGAACAAACACAGAAAATATTTTGGCTACAGCCACAAGAAACACAATTGGGAAAATGGCAACAACAAATCAAGGACGTGACTGGAAGTCCTAGTTTTTGTGTACTGCCATGGATACATTTGGCTACACGCCCAAACGGTGACATGCGTATATGTTGTGTTGCAAATGCATCTGGTGCAGATAGTGGAGACTACACAGTTGGTCTGGTCAAAATGGAAGATGGTAAGCCGGCGAACTTCTCGCACGACTTACCCACTGAAGCTTTTAGCAATGAGTATATGAAATCGGTACGTAAGACTATGCTGGCAGGAGAAGTTCCGGCAAGCTGTACTAAATGTTTCAAAGAAGAACAAGAAGGTATTGCCAGTAAAAGAATATGGGAAACAGGCACATGGCACTTAGAGGAAAAGATCAATATACCGGAACTAATACGCGAAACAGAAGAAGACGGAACTGTTCCTTATAAATTGCAATATTTAGATCTAAGATTAGGACATACTTGTAATTTAAAGTGTGTTATGTGTAGTCCACATGACAGCAGTATGTGGGTGCCAGAGCATAAAAAAATATATCCTCTACTACAAAGTCCGTTGATTAAAAAACAGATGGATTGGACTGCCGGCGAATTTAATAACTACTGGCATGAGAATCCTAAATTCTGGGAACAGATATACGATCAAATTCCAAACATTAAACAATTATATTTTGCAGGCGGAGAACCGTTACTAATCAAAGAACATAAAATATTCTTACAAGAGATCATTAAACGTGGATACGCTGATAGAATTAGTCTTCGATATAACACTAATGGCATTTTGATCAATGAGGAAATCATTGAAATATGGGAACATTTTAAAAAGGTTAAAGTTGGTATTAGTCTAGATGGGTTACACGACAGAGTTGGTTACATAAGATATCCCACTGACTTTGATACTGTGGAGAAAAATCTGTGGCGTTTGGAACAAACTAGCGATAAGATACAAACTAACATTGCACTTGCCGTACAGATATTGAACATTAAACATATCCCAGACTTTATTAAGTGGAAGGTCAAGAGCGGATTTAAAAAACTTAATTTTGATAAAAACGCGGCTGGTCAAACTGCGGGTGGTGGATTGTGCGGTGTACACTTATTATGGATTCCCACTTGGCTCAGTTTACGTGTGTTGCCCAAAGAGGACAAACAAGAAGTTCGAGAATTATTTGCTGAATTACAAGACTGGCTCTGGAAGCATTACACGCAGGATGGAGAATTCTGGGAAACTAATCCGTATGGATGGAAACGATGGGAAGGCATTTTAGATTGGATGGATGCTGAAGATCATACAAATTTACTTCCAGATTTTAAGGAATATATAAACACGCTAGACATGCAAAGGAAAACAGACTTTAAAAAAGTTTTTCCAGAGTTAGGACATCTATTATGATTACTAAACAACGCTGGCAATGCCCACCCGGACTAATCGAGCAAGCACTAACAGAATTTCCTATTACAGGAAGTACAGTACTCAATGAACCACTAGGCGACTTCTTTTATGATAGTTGGAAAATTAAAGACTTGTACAAAGATACAATTTGGCAACAAGTACTAGACACACTGCCTATGTCTATTGGTCAAGCACGTATTATTAAAATGGAGCCCGGTGATAGTTACATGGCACATGCTGATATAGACAATCGCTGGCATTTAAATTTAACAGGCGAACAGGCATATTTGATTGATCTAGATAATAGAGTTATGCATGAATGTGTCAGGGATAATCACTGGGCATATATGGATGCTAGTCGTATACACGCGGCTACAAACTACGGATCAGTTTCACGCTTACAGTTAGTAGTGCGCGAACCATTGCGCCGCAGTCGTCAACCAGTAGATTTAATAAGTATTAGTATGGAAGCGGCTTATGAGCAACCCGACTTTAGATACAAGTTTGATAAAATTTTTAGTCCGTTTTTAAATCGTGCTAATCAACAATACAAACTAGCAGATTTTGCACACACAGCTTTTAGCGTAAATTTTAAATTAGAACGTGAGCTGTTAGAAGAATTTAAACAACTCGTTAATGCAGATTTTAAAATAACTTATGATTGATACTATAATACAAATTCTCATTGTTTACTTAATTTACTTCCATGTAATTGCTGTTACATATGATATTTGGATGCACAAAGGATATTTTCACAATAGACTTAGCTTCTCCAAAGGTTTTGATCATGCAGGAAGATTTATCATGTGGACTTTAGGGTTAGGAACATTTTCACAATGGTTACGTATTTCTGCTGGAACACACCGAAGTCATCATAAGCACAGCGATACAGAAGAAGACAGTCATAGTCCTCATCACATTTCTTTTTTAGGTATACTTGATAATCGATATAACCCGTATTATAAAAGAGTAACACATCAAGAATTAGGCCAGCTTGCTACAGACGTTCCTGTGTTCGATGACTGGATGCAACGGCATGTATACGACGGTAAGTTCCACTGGGGGTGGTTTGTTCCTATAACTATGTATACTGTATTTTTTGGATGGGTTGGACTGATAGCAGGCACACTGTTGATGATAATAACCAACCGATTGTTCATGCCCATGATGGCTGCTTGGATACCTCATAAGGTTGGATTATACCGTCACCGTGAACATAAGTTTCCAGATAGATCTCTTAACTTGTTCCCTATAGGAATTTATCTAGGTGGCGGCGAGCTACACAGCAACCATCATTATGATCCTCAATCGATCAATTTACGCATGCGATGGTTTGAATTTGATATTGGATACTGGTATATTAAACTGTTTGAACTAGTTGGGTTTTTAAAAATCAAAGATCGTAGAGTTGACCAGAACAATTCTTTACACAAGTAAGACATTTGTTATCACCAACCCAGAAGTCTTTCAGTTTATCCCATGTAGTAGATGTTAATAGAGTTTCTATATTTCCAGAATACAAATTAGGAACTCCAATAACATTCATCATCTCTTTAGTATTCCTAACTGTGAGATTTCTAAGAGTGTGCAATATTATTTTTTCAGCAAGCGGTTCTTCTAAATAGTCCGATCCAATATAACAGCACGGAAAAATGTTTCCATGCGGATCAACATAAATTTCTTGTTTACTTACGCACATAGGCTCAATAACAGATTGTGATACTACATTGTCTGTAAACTTCTTGTTCAAAAAATTCTCTAACGGAATTCTTACTTCTTGTTTAAATCTATCTGTATTGGCAGGTTGTAATGCGTACTCATACTCACCTGCTTTATTAAACACATCAAATGAGTCCATGTCATAAAATCGTTTAGTACTTTTAAAGTTTACACTATGGACTCCGATGTCTAACAAGAACTTTTCTAACTCGTCTACTTCGTGTTCGTTGTGTTTAAACACAAGACTATCTACTTTAGCGATTCCGCCCGCACTGATATATGCTTTAATATTTTCTATGATCTTGTCAAAATCAGTATTACGTCTATAGATTTCGTGTTTGCCTTTAAAACCATCAACTGCAAAAATAACTTCGCCATTGGCACCCATTACTGTAGCAAGGTCTTTCCACCATTGCGTTTTACGCAAACTACCATTAGTGTGTATTGCTAGTCTAGCATCCGGGTTTGCGTTTCTCATATTCTCGTATATTTCAAAACAATCTGTTGCAAACACCGGGTCACCGTAATTACCACAGCTATAAAAGTTGTTTATATTTTTTAAAAAACTGGCTGGGAACCATTGCTTAAAATTAGCAAAGCTGATTTCTTTATTTTTAATAAAAGGACGCTCTGCCCCGCCGCTGTGATTACGGGCACACATAGGACAGGCCGCTTGACACTTATCGGTTAACTCAATGTGTATAGCTGTTATGTCTGTTGGGTAGTTCATTTAAATACATCTCCCATAGTTGAACAAGTGGCTGCACAAACTGTGTTTTTTTTGCCGGGTTTCCAAAAAGTATTAATGGCATTCCAATTAGACTGATCTAATGCAGATTTGATATCTGTACTATTTAGATTAATATGACCTAACTCGGCCATCATATTTTTAGCATCGTTGATTGAAATATCTTTGTAGCCTTCTTCAAATGTTTCAACTTTAGATAACACTTCATTACACCATCGATGCAATGACGAACAAGGATACACATTACCTAGTGGATCTATGTATAAGTCTTTAGAACACTTTGGAACAATGTCGCATTCTTGTATCAAATTAAATATTTCTTGTTTTTTGAAAATAGGTATTTGTTGTTGTTTAATATCTTTAGTGCTGGTTGGCGGCTGAATTGTATATACGATTTCACCGTTGTTATTTTTTACAGGATATGAACTTGCTCCTAAAAATCTAGGAGTGTATATAAAATCTACTTGTTTAAATCCTAGACTTACCAAGTACAATTTTAAGTCGTCGATAATATGTTCATTGTGTTTGAATACAATAGTGTTAGCAAGGGCATGACCACCTGCTTCTATAAATGTTTTTGCATTGTTAATAATTGTATGAAAGTTGGTGTTTCGTCTATATAAAGAGTGCTGTTCTGCAAACCCGTCGATAGCAAATACCACATCTCCTCGATTGCCAAATAACTCGGCTAAGTCTTGCCACCATTTCTTTGTACGTAAACTACCATTAGTATAAATTCTAAATCGACAATCCGGATGACTATGAGATATCAAATATTCAAATATTTCTAAACACTCTTTGGCAATAGCAGGATCTCCGTTATTGCCAGACGCATTAAACTCTCTAATAGAATATATCCACTCGGGTGTAAACCATTGCTTGGCTTTCTCTAACGTCATGTCAACATTGTTAATATGCGGCATATCTTTTCCGCCGCAGTCATTGCGGGCACACATAGGACATGCCGCTTGGCATCTGTCAGTTAGCTCTAGATTAACTCCGGTAATATTAAGATACATTAGGATATCCAATAATCATGTACCGCGTGTATAAGGGTAACTCTAATTCACCGGCCCATAGCACGGTAAGACTACTTTGTTCTTTAAATTCTTCTAAACTGCTTGCAGTTCTAATGTGTTCGGGTATATCGTAGTTATTGCTTTGTACAACTATCAATGAACCGTGTGGCATCCCGCTTAACCAAAGATCGTATTGATCTTGTGTAATATGTTCACAACTGGTGTTAATTATAACATCGGCATCACTGCGAATAGCACACATGTCTGAGGTCACTGCACGGAATCGTCCTACCATTTCTTCTTTCTTATTCATCATAGTAGCGATAGCTTCACAACTAGGATCGATATCGACACTACGTATATTTTTAATATAAATGTTACTTTGAAATAACATACTGGCCAATACACCCACCCATCCGCCGTGAATATCTATGCTGACAAACTTATTGACATTGTTACGCAGATTAGTAATCAGCCATTCCTTACTGTTAAGTTGTCCACTCCAGAAGGCATCCATAGTACGCATTGGATCAGGACTTTGTCGGATGGCCTGCATCCAATAGTGTAAGTGTTCAGTATCTATATTCATATGTTACCAAACAAAAATTTTCCAAAGAGGAAACTTAATTCTATTAATAAACTTTTCTGGTTGTGGGCGGACAACAGTAGTTTTGCAATTTAACAATTTAAGTAAGTCAACTGCAAATGCCCGATGACCGTTGATGCCTGCATGATCGTTGTCAATAGCTCTAGTGTATAGAGTTTCGTAAGCGTCCATAGTTATAGGAAGATAACGGTGTTTTCCAAATATATTCTGATAACGTTTTTTAACTGCCATTTGAAAAAAACTAATTTTGTTTTCTTCCAGCAAGCGACTTGCGTTATCTACAAATAATGTTGACATTATTTTTGAATCGTACGGACTATAGATATTGTTAAAATAAGCATTAGACAATTCGTCGTCGTTGTTATGATGTAAATTGCTAATGTCGCTAGGGCTATTAATTACAGTATAACGATTAGGAAAAGACCATAGTATTAAAACAAGGTCATCTTTTTTAAATTTAAAATTAGAGATCTCATACCAAATTCTTTTATTTCCTGCACCGCATACTGACATGTTCACACACTGTCTGCCTAGTTCGGATGCTACTATTTCAGGCCAGCAAAACTTACTAGGCGGCGAAGGAATAGGCCAGCAATCGGGCAGACCCACTCCATAACACATAGAACATCCAAATACTATTAACCTTGACATTTTGGTATTTTGCTATCAGCTGAACTGACACACCGTGGTGTGATACAGCGAGCGGGCCCTTTAAATAATTCAAAACTGTCTAAAGTGCCTAATGGCACATCATGACAACTATAGCTTCTTTTAACTTCGTTACCTCTTATTATAACACTCTGATACCCAGCATTGCAAGTCCATCCAGCAAATTTATTAAAATCAAATGCGTTGAATCGTTCTGCTTGATCAAACAAGTGTTCAGTGCCATCTGCTTCATACAATGCTATTTGATAAACATCTTCACCGTTAGACTGTTGTGGAAATCCTGTTTGCATTTTGTGAATCATATCTTCAGTATAGCCGTCTACAATCGCACTCGCTGTCTCGTTGCTTTGAGGTTTAAGTGTCACATTAATACCGCGACTATGAAGTCTTTCCATCCTACTGTAAAGCTCGTCAAACTTTTCTGGCACCATGACTTGGTTCACAGTAACATGCACTAACTCGTGCATCAATTGCAAACACTTATCACCAAACTCCTGCTCCTTGGCAAACTCATCATGAAAACTAGCAGTAATACTTCTACGTTGTAACATCTCTGTATTAGCACACCATGTTTTCCACCACTTATTGCCAGGACTGAGGTTAGTTGTCATATGTATGCTTTGATAGGTGCTTTCTAGATCATCTTGCAGATATTTGGCTATCTCATTTAGACGTTTATATGCAGTTGGCTCGCCACCGCTGAAGCTCCAGTGAAATTGGTCAAAACCATTTTGTCGGGCTTGCTGTTTTATTTGATCAATGGTGTTGATATAGACTTCGTGAGGTTGATAATCTAGTTGGTCACTTCTTGCGTAGGGCCAACAGTAGCTACATTTATAATTACAGAATCTACCCAAAATCCAGCTTGTGGAAAATAACGGTTTGGATAACATTGTGCGTTGACCAAATCGTACAATATTTTGGAAAGGTATGTTTGAGAAATTCATCAGCTATATTTAACATGCATCATCTACGGGTCCAAAATAAGTTGACTTTAATCGGCTTCGACTATATAATACAAGTGTGGATGTGAGTGGAACATGGTATACCTCCTCCCTTCGGGGAGGGAACGGGGCTAGCTCTTAGAGTGCCTTTGTAGGTTCGAATCCTACCATCCGCACCATTTTTAACTACACACAGAGAAGACTATGAAAACGTTATTGGCAATTGTACTGGTTATGTTTACTACTACTGTTAGCGCAGAGAATTGGAGAGATCCAAATGCTTTGTTTGATGCTAGAAAACTTGAAGTCACTAAGAGTTTGATTACTTGGGTACGAGATGACAACGTGCAGGCCAGATGTGAATCTGAAAGCCGCAAGCGTGGCAACAAAGGTTTTGGATACGCACTAAGTGCCTGTAGTTTTTGGGACAATAATACCTGTACAATAATTACCGGTAAAAGGACAACCATGCATGATCTAGGTCACGAAATGCGTCATTGCTTTCAAGGTAGCTTTCATTGAAATACGATTTAGTTGAAGACATCCGCAACAGCCCTGAAATAATGGCAAAGATTCGAGCGGATGATAGGCGCTATGCCCAAAACTTGTATGCCTCCTGGTGTAACATGCAATGGTGCCCAAAACAGTTCTGGCCAATCCTACGACAGGATCCCGATAAAGATTTGTGGAGCGCCAGCTGGAGAGGAGCTGGTCGTATTGTAGCAGACCTTAGAAACAAAGGCGAAGACTACATGGATTACTATTGCTCAGGTATGCGTGGCGGGCTCAGCTTCGATGGCAAGGACGACGACGAGTATTTTGAAAGAACTGGCTATGCTAGTGAAAGCCAAATTACAGATGAGATTGCCGCAGACCTTGACAAGCTGGGTTGGTTTCCTGTACCATACGATGATGACGGGATTTAAAGTAAATACATTATGACAAAAACAACATACACTGTAGAAGAATTATTTGAAGACATTCCTGGTGATCCAGATAATGTTATTATGAAACTACCTCCAGAAATTTGTGAAGCACAAGGGTGGAAAGAAGGCGATACTATTAACATTAAAGTAGAAGACGGTGCCATGGTGCTGTCTAAGGTAAATGGCTAAAGACGACATTTTAGAATTAACCGGCAGTGTTGAAGAGGTATTGCCGGGCAATATGTTTAGAGTTAAAATAGAACAATCTTCTAACACTATTTTATGTTACATGGGTGGTAAACTAAAGCAACATAAAATAAGAATTATCTTAGGAGATAAAGTAAAGATTGAAGTTAGTCCTTACGATCTTACCAAAGGTAGAGTAACTTATAGGTTGTAACTATGAACAGCATAATGGAAACTGTTTGTCTAATTTGCAATGAAATTAGATCAAAAACTAAACAAGGCATCAGTTTTCAAAAATTGCTAGTTGAAATACGCAGAGCTTTTCGCCTGCGAGGTTTAGACATAAAAATTCTTTCGCAAAATAAAAAGTTTTTGGCAGTGGAAGAATTTTATGTCAACGCATTTTATGATCCCGAAGATGATAGAGAAAAAGAAACTGCTATAGAAGTAATAATATATCATAACTTCGAAAAAGATATGATATGGGATTATAAACAAATAACAGATTTACTTGTACAAATTTTTGATGCTACAATTCACGAATTCAAACATCAAAGACAAAGTAGAAAACGTCAGTATAAAACATTTTGGGAACACAAGGATGCAGGATATTACTATCACGAGTATCTACAAGACCCGGATGAAATAGATGCTTATGCATTAAGTATCGCCATAGAACTGTGTCGCACAATGGGCAAATTCAGAGCATTGAGATATATGCCTAAATTCACAACTCTTGCCAAATTCAAAGTTCAAGACTGCTATGCAAGTCCAAATTTAAATGCGTATGTCAGTCATTTTGAAAAACCAATAAGTCCACTACTACGACGATTAGCCAAAAAGATCTATGTAAGATTACAAAAGATTGACACAGATCATATTTTCGTGTAAAATACTCAGTATACTAACACACATGTAGAGAGTACTATGTCTAACGCAGAGTTTCCTATTCAACAAGTGCTTGAACTTGCCTGTGCGGCTCAGCGAACCAACGGAGACTATCTCAAAGAAGACAGTACTCCAATCTGCGCTCCTGATGACGGTAAAGGCGGCGAATTTAAAATAATGTATTTTAAAATTGGCAACAAAGCTCTTATGCGTTATACGCTGGATCCAGAACAACAGGTTTTGATTGGCATGGAATCGTACATGACCAAACTACAAGTTTTGCCCGAAGATGTGGATACCGCAGAGCAGATTAAAAAACATTTTCGAAAATTTATGTTTGGTGCTATCGAGGGTGACAATGATTTTCAAATCAATATCAACAGCATCCTAAATTCCGAAAAAGTAAAAATGAACCAATTTGGATACGTGGCCTGTTTGCCCAGTGTGTACACTAGGGATCGGATTTTTACCACAGTTAAAAAAGCCGCACAACAAGCAGATGACGGTTTCCTAGCAGAAATAGGTTCAAATTTGTTAGACTTAGATTGCGAAATTTTGGAAGTTATCAAGTCAAAAAACTTTGAAGGTTGGAACATCTGTGCTATAATTAACAATAAAATGGTCAGCTGGATCAGCAAATCCAACTTAAAACTCGGTGCTTGTGTTATAGTCAAAGCTAGAGTTAAAGATCATACCAAACATTGGAAACATGCCAATGCCGTAACAAGACTTAATTATGTAAAGGCGGTGCAATGAACGAAGACCAAGAATTTATAGACTACGACACGTTTGCCCAACGTTTGGAGAAATCCTATCCAAAAATGTACGCTGGCAAATACGGCGGTTTCGCGGTAGGCAAAGGTTGGTGGCCCATTATTGAAAGTCTAAGTGCTAACATTCAGCAACATATTGAATGGGCAAACCGTACAGAAGAAGTTTGTCCGCAAGTAGTCGTAGAGCAGGTCAAAGAAAAGTTCGGCGGGCTACGCTTCTACTATCAAGGCGGTGACGATGAAATTTCTGGAATGGTTCGTATGGCAGAAGCATGGGCAGGCATGGCTTGCGAAGAGTGCGGAGGCATCGGCAAGCGCCGTGGCGGAGGATGGGTTAGAACAATGTGTGATTTACACGAAGCAGAGCGACAAGCTCGTATCGAAGAACAAGCAAAGAAAGATGGACTAGAATTATGACCGACGAAAAGAAAGCATTGAAAATTGAGTTTGCACCTGGGTGCTTTGATAACTTTGAAGGCACCCAGGAAGAACTTGATGAAATGATTGCAGAAATTAACAGGATGTTTGAAAGTGGAGAGCTAGAAGCCAATGCCACCACTGTTGATTTCGATTCACTGATCGACGAAGATCCTGAACTGGCAGAAGTGCTGTTTGCCAGACTTGAAAATGATGATAAAAGGAACCTGCAATGATTACACTAAAAGATTTTTTGGAAACGATTGATTACAAGATTACCGAAGGTAGTGAGTACGGGTGGAAGTGCTACGGAGAAAATACACATCGTATTGAACGGCAAACTGGCGATCATATGGGTAATACAGTTACTTGCGTATTTGATACCAAAGAACATTTTCTTTATGAAATGGAAGCATGGGACAATGCCAACGATCGAGTATATCGTTGGATTCATCCGGACTATATCAAAGCATACAAGAAGTCTTGTAAAAAACATGATGTAAGGTTTGAAAATGCGTTTGACAATGTAAACTTTACTGATTTGGATGTAGAAGCAGACATTTTGGAAAAGGCTCGTGCCATTGCAAACGAAGAAGAATACGATACCAGAATTCAAATGGCGGTTGACTTTACCGACGAAGATATGCTACAATACATGAAACTAGCGCATCAATTGGATATTACATTCAACGAGTTAGTGGAACGTGCTTTGAGAGAAGCAATTGATTTTGAAAAACTACGGAAAGAACTCGATGAAGATTAAGTTGGTCAGTGATTTACATTTGGAATTTTCAGATTGTTTTATAAACAATAACGAAGGCGCCGATGTATTGATTCTCGGTGGTGACATTATGGTCGCCGCGGATCTGCACGATCATCCACACTTTGACTTCAATCCTTATAGTCACGGTGCATTTGCCGATCTCAGTCGTAAGCAACAACGAGTAGCTCGCTTTCGTGATTTCTTGAAACGTTGCAGTTTTCAGTTCCCGCATGTTATCTACATCATGGGTAATCATGAATTCTATCACGGTCGCTTTTACGACAGCATTGAACACATGAGAGAAGAGTGCGCCAAGTTCCCTAACATCTACATGTTGGAAAACGATACTAAGGTTATTGATGATGTAACATTCGTCGGTGCTACTTTGTGGACTGACATGAACAAGGGCGATCCGTTGACCATGCATGCCATTGAAGGTATGATGAACGACTTTCGTATCATTCGCAACGATAAAAGAAGCTTTGCTCCTATGAGTGCTAGAGATGTTGCCGATCGTCATGCTCGCACATTGAGTTACTTTAGAAGTGTACTTGCTGAACAGCGCGATAGGAAGTTTGTTGTGGTCGGGCATCACACACCTAGTTTCCAAAGTATGCACCCAATGTATGCAAACGATACATTAATGAACGGTGGATACCACAGTGACTTGAGTGAGTTTATCCTAGATCATCCGCAGATCAAACTGTGGACACACGGACATACTCATCATCCGTTTGATTATGTCATTGGTGAGACCCGTGTTGTTTGTAACCCTCGTGGTTACGAAAACGATGGCTACAGTGAACAAA